AAAGTGCACCTTGATATCCTCACCCTGCAGCGCCATCGTCCACTCGACGCGTGGATTCTTCGGGTTCTCCATCTCGGGCGGCTCGGGCACGATGTCGCTAAAGTCCTCAACGCCCATCGCTTCGAACACATCGCGGGTCACGTTATAGAGCGCCTTCGGGTTGCCGGCAATCAATGGGTTCGTCAACGACAACTGATAGAGCGTCAATGCCCGCTCTTTCCTCGCCTCTCGCGCATACACCGTAGTTGCGAACTTCACCCGAAAGTCGTAACGCCCGCCAAACTCCGCGCTTGTCATCCTCCCGAATCCCTTGAAGGAATCCAGTGCCCCGCTCGCATCCTGCTCCGTCACGCGAAAGAACACCTCGGACGGGGCGAACATGCACTCGAGCATCCAGAAATGCGACAGCATCTTGCCTAAGTCATTCTTCAGAAAGATGGTCGAGAAGGAATTAACTAAGTTCCCTTCTTCGATCAACATCGCCTGACCGCTCGCCGTCTTCGGTGCGTTCGGCCTGTCGATGGCCCTGCCTAGCGTCTGATCCGTCTGCGACGTAACGCGCTCCGCGTTCGCCCTTACCGCCTGATCCTTGATGGTGAAGTAGGTAGGATCGTAATCGGACTTCATCCAGGCAATCGCCTTTGGATCCGCTACCGGGTTCAATACCCCCGGCTCCAGGCGTATCGGCTTATTGGGCATCCCCGCAGCTGCGCTATAAAACCCTGTGGGAATCGCGCTAAACCTGCCGGCATCAGTGAACTGGTTGTGATTCGCCGTCAGTTCCGCCGACTGCATCTCCAGCCATTCCCCATACCCGGGCGACCAGTAGCTTCCATCCTTAATAAGAGAGGATTCAACGAAGGGGCGCCGGTCCTTCATCTTGGGATACATCGCCTTCAGGTCCCGCAGCCCTACAATCTTGTGTAGATCGGGGACATAGGCAACCACTACCTCTTGATCAGGCGCGTCAGGCGGCATCCCGAATGGACGGAACCGCCCATACCACTCATGCACCACCACATGACACCCGCGGCTGATTCCCTGCTCGTAGGTAACGCCTTCAGAATCATCCTTCTCGCGCTGCAGATCGTCGCCGCCCAGAGGATCGCGGACAATGTTTTCCTCCGCTAACTGCCTGAGCCTCTCGATAACCCCATCCACGCCAGTAATCCCGAAGTAAATCCCCTGCTTCTCTCCCTTAATGAAGTCATCAGGAGTCGAGCGATACTTGCGGATGCACCAGTCGAAGCTATGGATTGACTTCGCCTCCTGCGCCGGCACTACCAGATCATCCGGCCACAGCGGAACGAACCCCGGTCCCTCATACCAGACCTCTTCTCCCTGCTCTGAATCGAACGTCTCGCGCATCCATGGCGCCCACGCGTGCGAACGCCCGAACACCACGCGCCTGAAGTCGAATACCGCCAGATCCTCTACGATGTCCATGGAGCTGAACAGCCGCCAGGACATGTAATCCCCTACCTTCTCTGCTGTCCGCTGATCGCTCGGCCCGGTAGGATCGGCGATGATCTCAGCATCATCCCCTAGCAGCGCCTGCATATCCCGCGCCCACTTCGCCATTACCTGCGATTGCATCAAGGGATCGCGATAGTTCGACTTGCCCTCATCGCCAAGCTTCGGTGGATCGACGCGATTGCGCCACAGACGCCAGTAGCGGACGTTGCGCTCCATCCTCGCGCTGTGATCGGCGAGAGCGCCCTGGTAATCTTCTTCGATGCGATTGATTAGGCGGGCGGTGTCGTCAGCCGCGAGGGACAGTTGCACACCCGGTTAATTGCTGCTGTGAAGGGCTAGACGGAAGTCTTGTCGTGATCCTGCCTCGCCAGCCAGCGAAACACTAGCCACGCGCACCGCAGCCGCCCGAGTAGCCCGCGTTCACTGAACACCCCGTAATACCCCTGCAGGTGTACCGGCTCGTTGTCTTCCCGCAGGCTATCATCGAGAACAACGTGAGCCACAGCGGAAGCGTGTACCACCGTCAGGCTGCCTGCCATGTCGATGTGTATCCCGTCATCCTGCTTTGATATCTTCATGTGTACCTGATCGCCTTCAATTGACTCTGCGCCTGCTGCCCATACGCCCCGCCCGTCACCATGCCCGGCCTATCCTGTGGCGCGTACCTTATCCCCATTGCAGCGAGCGCCGCCGCGAATACCAGATCATCGTGCGATCCATCGGAGGCCTCTGCCCTGCCATTAGGCTTCGTCACTAGCGTCCTGCATTCCTGGATCGTCTGCGGGTCCACAAGCTGTATCGACATCTCGGCGATACCGCGATCCAAAGCAGCGAGCAATTGCGGCCGCCCCGTCTCGTTCGTCAAGTACCCCAAGTCCTGCAACAGCGCCGTTCGCTGATCCGTCGCATTCCTTCTTCTCTGAAAGATCAAGTGCAGCGGATAACCCAACTGCATCAGCCCTTCGATGTAAGCTATCCCTACACCGTTCGCTTCCGGCACCAGATACGCCCAGTTGTACCAGCGCCCCAGGTCCGCCGTATACTGCGCGAATACCGAAGGCTGCAGCCGCGCATGCAGCACCGCTACCTGCTCCCCGGTATGCTGATCCATCACGCACGCCGCGCTGTAGTCCGGATCGCTAGTACCACCCTGCCTCGCCGATACATCGATACCCTGCGCCGCATCCCCACCGATCACATACATGCGGTTCGGAACCGGCTTGCGCCACACCCTTAGCTCGCCTCTCCCGTCCGCGCGTGCCACAAACTGTATCTGCTTTCTGGTCCCAATCAGCACTTCTTCGATGCGCCCACTCATCGGCTGCTCAATCGCCGGATGCCGTTCTAACGCACTCATATCGAAGTACGTTCTACCCGAACTTAAGAACGCCTCCTCCGCGTTGACCGGGTGCTCCTGCTGGAACATACGTGCCGAGCCGTCGCACTTGTTCTGAATCGTCCAGCGCCGCCATTCCAGCTGCTCAGGCTTCGCCCCGTGCCGCTCGTACAGGTTGCGCTCGGTACGATCCATGGAATTCATCCAGCGATCCATGGGAATATCAATACGCCGCACGTTCTCCGGATGCTCCAGACACCCAAAGAACACAGGATCGAAGTCCGATTCCCCCGCGATCGCCCGCATCCACGCCGCATGAAACGAACCGCCTAGCCCATTCGCGGTACTCTCATCGATCAGTGTGGTATCCGCATCATCAGGTAGCGATTGCATCAGACCCAAGCGAACAGTAGGTCCCTGATCCCAGAACGCACCCTCACTCAGATGGAAGTGCCTGATACTGGATCCGCGGGCTGAAGTCTTTGCGCCGGCCGTCTCCGCGTACACATACGAACTGCCCGCCCATTCAATCCCTTCCTGCCCTGCCCCTTCGAAGATCCCCCGCCCCTTCAGCTTCCTTTGCTTCACCCCGGAATACTTGTGGTTGTAGTTCTCGGTAAACTGCCGGTAGTAATCCCACACATTCGTCGTGTTATCACTCCGGTTCGCATATACCATCGCATGTTGACCAGGCAGAAACGCCACGCGCCGCCAGATAATCGATGCCGTGCCTACGCTCATATGCACTTGGCGCGACTTCAGCACGATAATCCTGACCGCCCTGCCCTGATCCATCTGCCGCTTGACCGCAGCCCATAGCTTCAGTTGTGCCGGCGTCAACTCTAACGGCACGTTCACGCCGCGCTTGTCCCTGATAGACAACGAATTACGGCAGAACTCCGGGTGATCGTCCCAGGCCTGGATCTTGTCATCGATCTCAGCGAGACCCCACCCGGATCGCTCCAGGTACTTCAGCGCGTCTTGTTCAGTTCTTAGGCGCATCTAGCTAATAACAACCGAATTCCCTGCAGGCAATACCTTTACCTCAGTGGCTTCGTCTTCCTGATCTTCGTTGCTGCTGAATACACACACTGTGTAGCTGTGATATTCACCCGGTAGCGCCTGAAGCTTCTCGATCAATTCATCTACCGTCATTGCCCCACCTGAAACAGCTTGGCCCAACATGACCCAATACTGTCGCGTATTTCGTTCAACCAGACCTTCCTCGGAGGATCATCTTCATTCCGCTCATATGCCGGGACACCAGCCCCGCGTATCCTGAACTCCACGCAATCGATAGAGTCGTTGAACACCACAGGGTTAATGCTTGCCAGATGCACGTCTCCGCGTATCCCCAGGATGTCTAGCATTTGCTCCCTTGGAATAGCGAGAATGATCGTGTGCGCTTTCATTGCCCCACCTGAAATAGCTTGGGGAACAGCCGCCGCATGTTCGCTTCGAACTTATCCCCATTCTCCATTGACCTTTCAATTACCTTGATGCCAATCGGCGTCTGCAGGAACTTGAACACCTCCGTTACCGCGGCCGCCACCGCTACCACCACGCCAAGCGGGCCAAGTAACGGCGCCGTGCCAACCTGCAGAATGCTCCCCAGATTCAGGGATTCTTTCTCTGGTGCTCTCGCTGGCCCCATCTACTGCTCGGGCCCTTCTTCTTCCTCATCGTCCGACTTCTTCTCGCCGCGCAATTCACCGAAATCCCTATAGTCCGCAACTCGAATCTGGCCCTCTGCCGTGTAAACCGTGAACGCGCCCGCCTCATCCTCAACTGCCGGCGTCTCCGGCGTCTCAGCCACCAGGAAGTTATGCACGCTCAACAGCAGCGCCCCTAGTTCCGTGCCAGCATGCTTTGCCGCCGCTTCTTCTAATTCCTCGATCAGTGATTCTCTCGTCACTCAATCCCCCTTATTCCTCTCATTGCCAACAACGCCTCAATCTGCCGGAGTGCACGCGCATGC